TGAACATGCTCAATCATTTCGTTTCTTGTGAAGTCACCCTCCGGCAAATACTTCTCAATGTTCTCAGCAAGTTTCTTTTTGGTCTTCGGCTTATCAACGACAACGGCAGACCAGAAATGCTTCGTACCACTGAAACGTTCGTCCATCAAATCAACCATAGCATTAGAGCGGCATAAAGCGTCCAGAGACTTCTTGTTTAGCTTCCGAGCAGTTACACCCTTATCGAACAACAAGTCCTCTACTGAGACGAAAGGACGCTTCTCTATGATCTCATCTATAGCTGCATCTCCAAGACCTTTGATGGTTGTGAGAGGAGCAACAAGAGTTGTTCCATTGAGGACAGTCCAGTTACGACCTGAAGTATTGATGTTTAGAGGCTTAACCTCATAACCCTGAGCTTTTACAAGATTGATTGCTTTTTCTTTTCTTGTCTCCGGTTCTTTGTCCAAGAAGGAACAACACCATTCAGCATTGTAATAGGTTGCAAGCCAAGCGCACTGATAAGAGACGATAGAGTAAGATACAGCGTGAGACTTGTTAAAACCATAGCCAGAGAAGTATTCGAACTTCTGCCACAGTTCATCAGCCATATCCTCAGTCATTCCGTTCTCAACACACCCAAGAACAAACTTGTTGTAGATCTCCTCTTTCTTTGCTTCTTTAGCTGGATCAAGACCTTTCTTGGTCAGAAGCTTACGAAGCAAGTTAGCGTCATCAAGGTCAAGATCTTTGCCAAGATGGTGTGCCAACAAAGCGATTTGCTCCTGAAAGATAAGGAAGCCATGAGTTTCTCTTGTAAGTTCCTCGATGATCTCGTTCTCATACCGAATGCTAAAGGGATTTTTGATTGCATCAACATAATCGTTATGAACACCAGCAGATAAAGGACCGGGACGAAAGATAGAAGTGATAGCAGAAATGTCAACAATAGACTTTGGCATTGCTTTCTGTGCGAACTTCTGTGCTCCTTTCTCAGCGAACTGGAAGATCCCAACCCACTTACCGTCATGGAAGATGTTCTCATATACTTCTTGATCGTTCAGGTTAATAACGTCAGGGTGAAGGTTCTCATCATAGTATGCCTTGATGTCTGCGAAGGTTGGGTTCTCAACTCCATGATGACGCTCAAGGATACGACGAATACACTCTTCCATCATTCTTAAAGTTGCAAGACCAAGAATGTCAAACTTAATGAAACCCATTGGCTCAAGTTGTCGAACGTTCTGACCCTCAGACCAAGGAGTCTGACGAACACCCTTAGAAGAAATGAGAGGCATGTATTGGTCCAACTGTTCACCGATTACAACACCACCGGCGTGACGAGAAGTTGATCGGATTTGACCCATCAATCCCTCAACGTGAGACTGAACACGAGGATACTTACGGAAGAAAGCCTGAAGTGATGGAGAAAACTCGCATACTTCTTCGAAAGTAGGAGTATACATACCTGCCTTCATACCTCTGCGCTTCTTAGCAGGGCCTGTAGCTTCACGCATCATCACGCCAGTAACTTTGTTTACCTCAGTAAAAGGGATGTCATAGAACTTCGATATGTCCTTGATAAGAGAACGGAGTTGTAGCGTATTAAAGTTAGAGATAGGAACAACAGTGTTCTCTCCCCATTCGTTAATCAGCTTTTCCTTGAGAGTCATTGGATCGCTTACGTCAAAGTCAATGTCAGGATAGTCGGTTGCATCTGCGCGCAAGAAGCGAGAGAACAGAAGACCATACTTGATAGGGTCAACTTGAGTAATGCCAAGAGCGTATGCCACAAGAGAACCGGCAGCAGAACCACGACCGGGACCAGCGAGTTGCACTTCGTCGGTCTTATCGACGATTGCCTTCATAGTGAGGAAATAACGACTGAACCCACGATCAGAAATAACATTAAGCTCATGACCCAAGCGGTCATTGTAAGTTGCAAGAGTATCCTCAGAATCTCTAAGTCCTCGTCGCTCCAAGATCTTAAGAAGACCTTCGAAAGCCATTTGTGATAGATAGTTGTCAGCGGTGTGGCCAGCAGGGACGACAAAATCTGGAAGACGGACAGTATTGTCAGGAATAAAGTCTTCGATGCGCTCAAAAGCGATCTTATATGTTTCCTCAAGGGATTGTCTGATAAGTTCATCATTGTATTCTACTCCACATTCTTTGGAATACTTTTTGTAATCCTCCCACATTTGTTCGCCGTTCTTGGGATACAGTTCGTATTCCATTTCGTCGATGTGATCAGGGATGTTGTTATCAAGCCATTCAGGTGCTCCCTTGCCAAGCCAACCAATACGCTTGTAAAGTTCACGGTCTTGCCATGCGGTTGGATTTGGGTAATGAGAATCACAGGTTGACACAAGAGGTATTCCAAACTCCTCGTGCATCTTGATAACATAATTATTTAGTTCGTGCTGCTCCGAAATGCCATTCCATTGCAGTTCACCATACCAACGATCACCAAAGATGTCGGTCATTTTAACAGTCATTTCACGCATACACCGAAGTACTGCTTCTTCGCCTTCTTCTCGGTTTTCCCAATAACAACCAGCATAAACACCACCAAGGCAAGCAGACAAAGCAATGATGCCCTCGTTGTGCTGTCTAAGCAGTTCGAGGTCAATGCGAGGCTTGCGATAGAAGTATTCACCAGAGTATGATGCAGATACCAACTTAAAGATGTTATTGAGGCCAGTTTGGTTCATTGCCACAAGGACCATGTGTCGCTTGCGGTTGATGTCATACTTTGTAGCAGACTTTGACTCTGCTTCGTTCTCAACAGTTGTTCCAGACTGAGCATCGTCAATCTGCTTTGCCTTATCCTTGTCTGCTCGATACTCTTCGAGTTTTACCTTCCAATCTTCAAGAGACTCAATGAAGTATGCCTCAACACCAAAGATTGGCTTAAAGTTCTTGCCTTGCTTCTTCATACGCTTGGCGTGAAGAATTTGTCCTGCTGTCGCATTCATGTTGCCGTGGTCGGTGATTGCGAGTGCCTCACATCCATTCTCGTAAGCGAAATCCATGTGTTCTTCTGGCTTTCCAAGGCCATCAAATGGTGACCCAACGCCAGTGTGAGCATGTAATCCGACAAATTTAATTTTTTCCATTTTATCCTCCGATGTTTTATTGTGTGTAAATAAAGTAACACGCCCCAAGACATTTGTCAAGGGACGTGCGTAAGTTTTTTAGTGTTTATGACATCATTCGTGTTCTGTTTCCAGTTTCTCAATATATTTCTCAAGATACCATGATGCTTTCTTTAAATCTTGGATGAGAGTCTTTGGATCTTTCTTTCCTGCTCTGGAAATGTATTTGATCACATTCCCAAGATGGAAACCCAAACCCCAAGCATCAATCACCTTGATTGCTTCGTATGTGTTTTCTTTTCCACCGTAATGCTGTGGATGATTAACCAACTCTCCCAGTTTTCTTATTTGTGCTTTATCGCTCATTTTTCCTCCTTAAAGTTAGTTTAAAATAATGTTATACAATTCTTTTCCTTCCGCAAGAAGTCTTTGGATTGTATTTGTTTCTTCTCGTTCTAATACTTCTTTGTCTTTTGGAAGTTCCTGAATGATGCTCCACTCAAAGACATCTTCTCCAAACTGATTAAAGTCGGCTTGGAGGTTGGAGTTGTCGTGATAATTTCCTCTAAGTTTTTTACGATGCTCAATCCAACGAATTTCTCCTCTTGTTGTCTCGCCAACATACACTCTTCCATTCACGGAGTTTACAATTTGATAAACGCATGCGGGTTGTTTGGCTTTTCTTTTTTCTTGGTACTGTCTTAGGCGTTCTTTGTTTTCTTCACGCCACTGTCTTTGGTATTCGAGACTTGTTTCTCTGTAATCTTCACGGTATTGTCTTTGGTATTCGGCAATTGCTTCTTTGTTTTCTTGACGGTACCGTCGTTTGTATTCGGCCGCACATACCTTGCAATGGCAACGAAGGCCATCTTTTTTTCTCTTGTTCTTATGAAACTCCGTCAATGGTTTTGTTTCTCCGCATTTGCTGCATCTCTTCATCTTTCCCCCATAAGTTCCCGCATCTTAAACAGACCAATCTCCTTGTGTTTGCATTCCAACATTATGTCCATGCGATGGCCATAGGTATCGATTGGGGTCCAATAAGAGTCAGAATGTGCTTGTGGTTTGATTTTTGGATCATTGTGCTCGACAGAGCGAGACTGACTGTAATGAACAACAGG